ACACTCATAATTAAACCTTTCCTGAACCTAATCTCGTTTCAGTCCATGAAGTCATTTCGCCCGTATCGTTGTCCTCAGCGAAACAAATCTGTCGGGCTTTCAACATTAATTTTTGTCTCTCTGCATACAACTCTTTTCTCAGTGCCTGAACCGGATAACCTGCACCAAGAACGGAGAATGTCAGCTTAATTGCCAAATCGTATATGAAAACATCTGTGAACAAATCATCGAATATGGTAGTGTCCGTGACCTTCTCGTTATAGTTGATATTCAGCGAAGTTTCGTTAGTTACGATGTTCTTGCCCTCAATAGCCAGTCTGGTTTCGTTCTTTTTGAGCCACTTGTAATTGAATCTCACGAAGTCGGAAGGTAAAGCATAGCGATATGACCAGTAAGTCTCAGGTCTGTCTGTAACCATGTCCCACTTAAAATCAATACTATCGTCCCTGACATAATCAGAGCCATCGACAACATAATCCGAACCGTCCATCACGTAGTCCGTATTCCATGAAATTGATACGTGGGCTTCATTGCACTTGTAGAGGACGGAACTGACCCAGACATACATATCGGTCGTATAAATCGTTGCGGTCACCCACGAGCCAACCAGAGCCATTCTCGCTGATGTGAAATTCCACTCGAAAGACCTTTGCAAAGCATTTCTTGTCTGGTCGAAAATCATGTCGAGACGATTATAATTCGTTCCGGCCGTTCCCGTATCAGCCGTTGTGCTATCGTCATAGTCAATAGCCACTTGACCTATGAGGGACAAAGCCTGATTGCCTATTGCTAATTCGGCCTCGGCGAGACTCATTCTTGTTCCTCCTTATGTTCGTTGCACCAGTCATCTTTATACCTGCAACTTTCGCATTTATCCTCACTCGGCATGATATAACCTCCTTAAAATGTAAACTGTTTACACTCTATGGGAAGGCTGGGCCGGTCGAACCTTCAACAATGACAGCAGCAACGCCCGCACCACTCGCATCAATACATAATGCCGTCGCCTTAGCAACGACCAGTGCCTCATAGGGAAACTCTATTATATATTGAGAAGAAGTCGCTGCGAACGGTATCGGCCCGAGATAAATTGCCGTCAAGTCATCCGCCGTCTCACCGCCACCTATCGAAATTGTGATCGCCGATGCGCAAAATATCGATATCTTTCGGATATAGTGGCATTTACCCGCAACCGCCGCTTTCAATTCCTCACAATCGGATAAATCAGTAGAATAAAGCGATACAGTAAATGGAACTGCGTCTAATGGCGGCTTTTGCATAGTTATTGTATTTGCTGTTATTGCCATAAATCACCTGTGTCCAAATATTCTTTCGTAATTTTGTTCGTATTCCCTCGACCATCCTTCACTGATTTTAAGTCTGTATGTAGGATTGCCCTCACGGGTACAATACCCACACTTGGAAGCCCTGCGATTGGCTTCCTCTTTTACATCCTGCTCGGAAACATTATCTGGAACAAATTCAGCACTCATTTTTTTCGGAAAAGCTGTGCGGTTTCCCGCACAGCCATAATCCGGTTTTTTAAGGAGTTATCTGCAACATGATAAGCGGCAAAGCACTCGTACCATTTGCGGTTGTGTCAATACAGAATCCGGCAACCTGGTATCCGTTTTCGAGGGTACTGTTGTAAACGAAATTAACAGAACCATCGCCGACCCATATTGCTACACGGTCATTTGCGGTATCGCCGGGAGAAGTGTCGGCGCCGCCAGGAGTTACCCAGCACGGTCCCCACGTCTGCATAAATGCCCAGTATGTACTGGTGACGTTTATCGCAGGAACGCCCATAAAGGCGTTGTACTCAAGATTGCCTTTGCCCAGATACTTGTACGGGTTCGGGTAAAGTTCGGCGCCATCGACTGTAACGGTCTGAGCGGTCTCAATCGGGCCGTCCAGCCATATCCTCATAGTACCACCTACGTTACTCATTGCCTGATTCTTGACGATACAGCGATTCTGAACTTTTTCTGTGCCGTGACCGAATACAACATAGCCACCGACAAGCTCATCCTCAAGAAAACCGGCAGTTCCATATCCCATAGAAGCCGCCACTGTAACGTCCGCCCAGTCCTGACCGGCCGCAATAGCCGTAGGAACGACGGCAAAACCAACGTGCAAACTCACGGTAAAGTAATTAGCCGCTCCGAAACCAGCCAAAAGAGCTGTTTTGGAACCACCGTATCTAAAGACACGACCGTCCCAAGTCATTATCCTCTTGCCGCATCGGAACAACTGTGTTGCTGACTGCTTGTAGAGATTGTTATCTACAGGCCGTCCATCTGTTTCAGTCACGACATTTACATTTCTCGTGCCGAAATAATTCTGTTCTGTAGCCATTTTTTTCTCCTATATTAGCCTCAGACCAATATATTCAAAAACCTCGTTTTTAACGTAATAACGAGCAAAAAGTGTAAACACTTTACACTTTTTATAGTGCGAACGATATTGCCGGATCGGGGTCAAGATTGAAGGGTACAACGCCTTTGCCCTGCAATCTGCAGCCGCCGGCCACTGCTTCTGCCCAGACTCGAACGTTGAAGTTCTTGCCAGGCTCCTCGGCAATCCTTGTTTTCAATCCACCTGAGTAAGTTCTCAGGACAGAACTCCTGTGATAGGCTGCGCATCGAATTGCACCCGTATCGACAGGGTCGTAAACAAATCTGTCAGTTGGAAGGAAATGAAAATGGAAGCCCATGAAGTAATTGTTGGGCAATTGTCCATTTACCAGAGCAGTCACAGCAGGGACGTAATCACCACTTGTAGCTCTTGCATGACCGAGCAAATACCACTTCTGGTCCTCATTGACAACAATATGCCTGTCTGACGCCGGCACGCTGTTGTTGCCCATGATGACGCCAATTGTCGCTATCTTATTGATAGTGAGTCCGGTCTCACCGGTATTTGTAAAAGCTACCCCGGCCGCGTTCCTGACTCCATCGGAATTAAGCCCGATACATTCCGCTACATCGTACCAGGTAAGGGACGCTGTACCTTCCTTACCGTAATATACGTCAGCGTATATATTGTCGAGGACGAGTTCATCTTCCCACCTGTTCTCGGCGTTTACCGCATTGTTCAGGTACTCACTGGACGGGTCGTTGAGCGTCTTGATAACGTCAATATCGTCAACAAGCTCGGACCATGTCCATGTGTGGAGGGAACTCCATCGCATCTTGTGGGATGTCGGAATGTTCGGAGAATCGGATTGCCTTGCCCGGTCAACTACCCCGGAAGTAGGCTCAATGAAAGTAAATCTCTGTTTCTCAGAGGCTTGCGGCTCGTTGCGAACCGTGCTCTTGAGCATACTTTCTTTTTGCTGAAAGACCTGATTAAAAGACCGTTCATATTCTTTGATGAACGTCTGGTCCAAATTGAAAGCACCCATAAGATTAATCTCCAAAAACGGTTAATAAAATTTATTCTCACGTTTCGGGAGAATAACCTTATGGGTGTCCCCCTGCATTTAACGTCTGTTGGACGTTGCGTACAGGCTCGCCAGCCGCTGCTGTCCTTACGGAATTAGCGGCGTATGTTATTCTGTAATTCGGTCTGTCGCCGAATCAAATCACTTCTCTTTTTCAATATATCATAATGTTTCTGTCTGTCAAGTTCATTCGATGAAGTTCTCAACTTCCCATCAAGGAATCCCGGAGTAGCCTCAAGCGTTTTGAGTTGTTCCTCGATAGACTGGACTTTCGACTCGGTCGTATCTGCCAAAGCGGCGCTTGTCGGTAAATCGTGCTTTTCGACATAAGAGGCGAACAAATCGAGCAACAATGGTCTCAAATGAGCGAACTCAGGGGCGTTAATACCGCCGGAACGCTCGCCGTTCTCGCCTTCCTTGCCGAATAGTTCCTGATATTTCTCGGCAGGCCACAAATCGGAAGCTATAGTTATAAACTTTTTGGCAAGGTCGAGACGTACATCGAGTTTGTCGCCATGCTCATCTTGTAGTCTCTTAATCGCTTCGGCGGTGTTCTTGTTGAGTTCTTCAATACCTTCCTTCTCAAATGCACGAATACGGTTCTGGAATATTTCCATGACCGTATCGAACTGTTTCTGACTCAGGTTGACCTCATTGAGACGTTTCATCGTATCGGTCATAAACTCAGAGGTAACAACGTCCTCAGCTATATCGTCCGGCCTATTGTACTGGTATTCTTTCGGGACTCCGATAGCGAGACGAAAGGCATCGACTTCCTCCGGTGTCGATTTTTCAGTAGGTATGATAACGCCTTTTTTCTTGCCCGAAGTATATTCGCCGAGAAGTTTTTCGTTATGATATGCCTTCTTGAGTAAAGTCTTTACATTTTTGGCATA